CCTACCACCAGTTGTCTACTATCTCGGGGTTACGGTCCTGCTGGCCCGAGGTGAGGTCGGCGATCATCTTGATAAGCAGGCCGTCGTACTCCTTCTCGTACGCTGCGGACATCTGCGGCTGAGCGTCGTCGATGGCGGCGTATTGCAGCGCCCGGCTCACGAGGATCTTGTGCCACTGCTTCGGGAACACCGGCGTGTTGGCGTCGATGGTCGAGAGACTTACGTACGTGACCACCAGTGTGTAGCCCGTCGTGGCTGTGCCGCCCGTGTTGTTGATCTTGTCGTCGACCGGGATGCTGAACTCGGAGGTGAAGTCGTGCACGCTCTGGTCGGACGTCTTCACGCCGACGACGGACTTCAGCGTATCGCCGACGTCGATGCCGGTGAGCGTGATGTCGCCGGCTGCGCCACCGGCGTGCGACGCCACCACGAGGGAGGCGAGGCTGCCGAGGTCGTCGGGCGCCACGATGTAGTCGACGGTGAACGTGCGGGGGCCGTCGGGGAGCGGCCACACCTGGAGCTGGTTGTTGAAGATGCGGTACCGGCTCGGGATCCCGTCGAGCGTCTGGTCGGGGTAGTGACGGACGTGCTGTGTGTCGCCCTCGAGCGCACGCATCGGGTACTGGTCCTCGTTGTTGTAGACCGAGGTGACCCGAAACACGTTGTCGGGAAGGTTCACGCCACGGGTCTCGGTAGCGAGTGAGAGCGTCGCCGTCGAGACCTTCAGAAACGGCCAGAGCGGGCTCGCACCGCAGACGTCGTTGTAGGCGTCGTTGATATATGCGAGCCAGTCGGCGTCGGTGTACTTGTCCCGGTTGTCGTCTTGGTAACGACTGGCACACCGGTCGAGAATCGTGGAGACGTCCACGGCGCCCGCCTAGATGATGCCGACGACGAAGAGTGAGACCGTCTCGCCTGCGAGGTTGGTGCCGGATGCGGTCTCCTGTGACCCGCCGGTGGTACCGAGCGGTGACACGATCAGGATGCCCGAGTCGTTGGCGAGCGTGGTGCCGCCGATGTTGGACCAGCCGCCGGCCGTGAGCACGGAGCCCGTGTCGGCCGTCAGCGAGGTAAGCAGCGCCGTGGCGTGCGTGAGCTTGGCGACGGCGACGAGCGTGTCGGTGGCCTTGATGACGTACCCGTCGACCGGAGCGACAGCGTGCGCACCGGCAGCCGCACCGGCGATGACGCCGAGCTGCACCGGAGCGAGTGCGGCGGTGTAGGCCGAGCCCGTCCAGAAGGCGATGATGAGCGAGTCGTTCGTGGTGTCCGTGCTGATCGTGGTGACGGTGCCGTCGGCAGCGTCGGTGTCGATCGAGATAGACGCCGTGAAGTCGGTGATGAGTCCGCCGGTGGCGGCGACACGCAGGCACGAGATCAGGGTGTCGGTGGCGTTGCGCATTCCGAGCACACCGGTGAGGTCGCCGATGGATCCGCCAGCGATGGCGGTGAGGTGGAACGGGCACGGGCCGGGGTTGTCGGTCCAGGTGACGAGCAGCGTGTCAGCGGCCGTGGTGGAGGCGGTGGTGATCGTGTCCCTGGCCGTGATCGTGTACGTGTTGGTGACGTCGGTGACGGAGCCGACGGTCTCGTTCTCGAACACGAGAACAGAGATCAGAGTGCTGTTGAGGTTGATGCCGGGCACGGTGGCAGTGGTGGCGCCACCGGCGACGGCGACGGACTTGATGACGGGGACGGGCGGCGCAGCCGGCTCGAACAGCTTGAGCGAGGTGCCCGAGAAGTGGGCGAGGCGCCCGCCGCTCGTGGGGCCGACGGGGATGGCGGCGATGACCTGAGTCATGCCGAGGTCGGACGGGACGATGAGCTCGCCACCGGTGAGGTAGGAGCTGTCGAAGGTCACGTCGACACGGGAGAGCGCAGAGCCTCCGGGGAAGGCGATGGGCTGCTTTACGAGGCTGAGCGTCATGGGACTATCCTACCCGGCCCTAGTTCGGCAGGAGATGTCCTGCTCGGGACCAGAGCTGGACCGAGTCGAAGCTGGGCGCCTCGAGCGTCGGAGCGTTGCTGGCGAACGTGACGTCGAGGTTCTCCTTGCGCTGCTCGAACAGGAAGCGGAGCGTCTGGGCGCCGGTGCTGCGCATGTACTTCGTGACGGCGTGCCCGGCGACGGTGACAGTGACCGAGGACTGCGCCTCGTAGTTCTTGCAGTAGACGTCGACCTGGCGGATGTCGACCTGTCGGCCGTCGGTGCCGTGAATCGGTGCGGTCTTGGCGGTGAAGGAGCTGACTCGGGCGCTGTCGTTCTGCGGGCTGAGCGTGGCGAGGTTGAAGCTGGCGCCGTCGGCGACGTTACCCCACACGGTGTTGGCGGTGTCGAGCGCCTTGACGCTGCCGGCGAGCTGTGTCTGGAGGAACCACGACTTGGTGGGGACGTGGTAGATGCGCCCACGGGGACCGAAGATGAACTCGTTCGTGAAGACGGTGGACCCGAAGTCGTTGAAGTCATTGCTCTGTGTGAACGGCGTGAGCTGCTGCGAGATGTTCTGATTGGTGCGACCATCGGTGAGGAACATATAGCCGTCCTCGGAGATGATGACGACACCCATCGGCGTGTCGCACGGGTCGAAGTCGAACTTCGGAATGAGGATGCCGCCCTGCTGCACTTGCACGGCGGGGTTACTGGTGATGTCGCCTTGCACGACAACGAAGCCAGCGCCCTCTCGGAAGGCGATGAGGTCGCTGGGCTCGACACCAATAAGTCCACGTATGCGAGCGCCGTCCTTGTTCGGGTCGAGCGGGATGAAGTTGGCAGCGGACCACGAGCCGTCGGCGCCGTTGTTACTCCAGAATATCTCGCCGTTACCGGTTCCGATCACGACCTTCGCTGCATGGATGGCGATGGCGCCGTTCTTGATACCGAAGGCGTCGCCGAGCACGGCGTTAAGGTCGTGCACGATGGCGTCGGAGGAGCTCAGGTCGGTTTGCAGCACACGCCACAGCCCGTTGTTGCTGCCGGCGTAGCGGAGCACGATGAGCATGTGCAGGTCACCGTTGGTCTGCATGAAAATGCGGAAGCTGGTCTTACCGGGCGTGGCGCTTGCGGTGGAGGCGAAGGGGAGACCGTCGGTCGAGCGATGGATCTGCGACCACGTTGTTTCGTCGTTCGTACCGTCCATGCGGTAGATGCGGGGCACGAACGCACCGGCGGTGTGCGTGTCGTACGTGCTGATGTAGCGGTCGAAGACGGTGGCGTCGTTGTCACGGTCGAGCAGGCCCGAGTAGCCGGCTGCGCCGATGAGCACTTCGTCACCAGCGTGCACGATGCCACTGTTGCTGAACGAGCTCGCCTTGTAGAACGCACGGAGCCCACCGCCGACCTGCGGGTAGCAGTCGGTCATCGTCTGCCAGCCCTTCGCCGGCACGAGCCAGTCGTTGGCGTTGTAGAGACCGGGCGAGAAGTCGGTGATGAGCGTGGGGGTGAGCCCCTCGGTGCCGGGCATCTATGCCGACACCGATTTCTTGGTGACCTTCGCCTTGGGCTTGATGAGATCCCTCATGCCGGGCATTCCTCTGAACCTGTTCTTGCCCTGCGTGGTGTCGTTCCAGATGCGGAGCCGGTGCTCGAGCATGTCGGCGCCGACGCCAACGTAGGCGTCGGTGACGGCCTGTTCGGCAGCGTCGTTCGCCTTGTCGATGAGGTCGGATGTCTGCTCGTGGTTCGGCGATTCTGCACGCAGGCCGGCGATGTCGAAGAGGATGCGGTCGTACTCCTCGAGGCGCCAGTGCCCAATGCGGTTGAAGGTGCCGTCCTCGTTGTGACGGTACACGGCGTAGCGACGTGCGAGGATCTGACCCTTGCGCACGTACCGGCCGAGCTCCTCGATCCAGCCGCCCTTCTGCGCTTCTTGCGTCTCCATACCGAGCTCGAGGCGTTCGTCACCGGCCCAATGGATGCCGTCGCCGTGCTTCAGCTTCCAGTGCAGCTCGTCGGCGCCAGCGTGCACGATGCCCGTGCCTGGCTCGAAGGTGTAGAGGCCCATGCGTTAGTGTACCCCGGCGTCGGGAGGGCGGGACCTGTCCGGTCCCGCCCTCGGTGGTTAGGGATGCGCAGTGTGGCGCCCCACCAGTATGCGTTGCGGATACGCAACGGTGAATGTCCTACGTGCGGACGTCGAGGTAGGTCGTCGTCGGCGAACACTTCGTCGGCGTGACAGCGCCGGGTGCTATGTAGACGATGGTGACGATGCCGCCGTCATAGCCGATCGTGAGGATCTGGTCGATGGTGATGCCCGCTGCGACGGCCAGTGCGAGCATGGCCGTGCGGCCGGCGGAGACAGCCATCTACTTCGCCATCTTCTTGAACGTACGGGCGAGGTTCGCTCGCCGCTTCGTGAGTGCACTGGCCTTGCTGCCGGGCTTCAGCACTTTGGCGGCGTACGCTTGCACGCCCATGCCGGCCGCTGTGGCCTGCTTCGTGAAGGAGCCCTTGCGCAGATGCGCACCCTGGATCCACTTGCCGCTTGATCGCTTGAACGCTGCCATGCACCCATTGTGCCCAAACAAAGGGACCCGGCGGATGTACCGCCGGGTCCCTCCTCTCGTCTCGTCGTTGCGACTAGAACGTGGGCGTCGCCACCGTCAGTCGGCAGTGCGAGTTGCGGTTCGTGGCTGCGAGCTGGTCGTAGACACGGTACCGGGCCTGGATTGCGTCGGAGTCGTCGAGCGCCTTGTAGAGCGTCGAGCCCGAGTCGTCGTCCCACGACCAGTCGAGCGCCACGAAGCGGGCGAGGTCCGCAGTCGTGACACCGAAGATGTCGTTGGTGGGGCAGAACCGGTCGACCACGAGGGTGCCTTCGGCGATGTCGAGGCCCTTCCACCCGGAGGTGAGGGTCTTCTGCATGCCGTCGTACCGCTTCTGGGCCTGGAGCTGGGCAGCGAGCTTGCGCCGCTGGTCGAACTCCGCAATCCAGATGTCGGGGACCGCACCATTGCCGTCGGTCTGGACCTTCTCACTCGCTTCGTTGAGCAGGAGCTCGCTGATCTGCGAGGTCGAGGACCCGTCCGTCACGGAGCCCCACGAGGGGACCGAGGCGGGGTCGACACCGGCGTACTTGTTGGTGGAGACGAGCTGGCGCAGGCCGTCGACCTCCTTGCCGAAGTTGCCGTAGCGCACGACGTAGTCCTCGTCCGCCACCGAGGCGTCACACGCCGAGGAGATGGTGAGGGTCTTCGCCGAGGCGTCGACTGCGGTGACCTTGTAGCCACCGGCCGGCGTGTTCGAGCGGGGGTTCCCGGTTGCCGGGTCGATGAAGTCGATCCGAATGTTCTGGAACCAGAACCGGAACTCGCCCTTCGTCTGGTCGGACACCGTGATCGTGGTGCCAGTGCCGGGGTCGCCGACCACGTCGGCGATCACGCCCGACTGAAGGACGGTGCCATCCGTGAGCGCCTGACCGAACTGCTGGCGAGCACGGTCGTTCTTGATGTCCGACTCGGCCCCCTTGAGCTCGGTCTCGAGTGCACGAACGAACGCACCCTCGTCGCCTTGGGTGAGGTGCAGCGCCGGGCCGGTGACCTTGATCGTGTGGTAGTTGAACACCAGCTTGCGGGAGAGCTGGTTGAAGCCCTGCGAGTCCGCAGAGGCCAGCGTCCCACCTTCGCCTCGAGCGGAGGTCGAAGCGGAACGGGTGGCGTGCAGTGCCCACACGGCCTGACGGCCGACGATGTCCTGAGTGTTGATCGGGACTTCGTTCAGCACGTTGTGCTGGTTGTTGAGGGCATTCTTCAGGCCAGGCCCGTAGTTGTCCTTCATGTCGGCGTCATAGGCGGTAAGGTCTGCGGTCATGACACAACGGTACCGAACGTACGTTCGCCGGTGTTTGCTCCATACGCAAACGGCGCCCCGTGGGGCGCCGCTTGGTAGCCTTCTTGCAAGTGAGACTACGTCGTGCCGCCGCCAATACCGTGACGTGCACGCACCCGTGCACTCGCTTCGGCAACGCTGTTCGGCTCTTGCGGAGTCTCGACGCCGCCGCCGCCACCCGCCGCCGGAAGCGGCGTGGGGAGCTGTGAGTGTACGAGGCCCTTGCCCTCGACAAGCGCCTTGGCCTCTTCACGGACCTGGCGAGCGAACTCGGCCACGCCCTTCTCGATGGCTGCCTTGATCTGCGCCGGGTTGTCTGGCACCTCGCCGGGGATCGGGAGGAACTGGTCGGCGATGTTCAGGATCACCGCACGGTTGGCGTCGGGAATCTGAAGCTCCCGCACCACGTCGTTGATACTGGTGGCGACACGAGTCGCTGTGGCCTGGGCGTCTTGCTGCTGCTGCCGTGACGTGTCCCGTGCTTCGAGCACACGCTGGATCTCGGCGGCGGTGAGCACACGCTCCGGGTCCTTGAGCAGGTCCTCAATGGACTCGCCGGCCGGCGCCGGGGCCGGCTTGTTCGATGCGAGGAAGGCGTCGATCTGTGCGGGGTTGAAGCCACGTAGCTCGAGACCCTGACGGATGAGTGTCTCCTGGCCTTCGGACGTGCCGAGTGCGGCGTCGATGCGGAGCGCACGCTGAACGGCGTCCTCACCGCCCCACTCGGTGACCTTGGCGGCGTAGTCGACGGGCGCAGGGTCGCCGGCAGGGGCAGGGGCCGGCGCCGGGTCGCCCGAGGGCGCCGGTGCCGGTACCGCTGCCGGATCTGCGACGGGCGCCGGGGCGGGGTCGCCGCCGGTGCCGCCGTCGGCTGCTGCATCGAACATGATGGGAGTGCGTACGAACATGGATTCCTCCGTGTTGAGTGGTCGTGAGTACAGTACCACTTACCAGTGGCACGGTGTTATTGGCCAGTGCGGTGAGCTTGCTCGTTCGAGCTCACGCCCGGAACGTGCCCTTGCTGTCCGAGCCCGCCGCCGATGCCGGCACGCTTGGCAATCGCTTGCTGAAGCTGTGCGTGTCCGAACGCACCTTGGTGTGCTACGGCAGCGCCGGCCGCTGCGGCCAGACCACCAGTACCTCCGACTGCTGGGTGCGGCTGGTTCTGGCTCGGGTTGCCCGGCGTCGGCAGGAAGGCGGACGGGTCGAAGCCGGCCTGCACGAGCATCTGCTGCTGTGCGTCGGGCGGAACGTCCTTGAACGCCATGTCCTCGATGAGCTTGCCGGCGGACTGGCCCTTGGCCTGTGCCGACTGCTTCATCGCCTGCTGCTGGTGGTGTGCGTCAACGTGTGCGTTCATCGCAGCGAGCACCTTCTGTGCCTGCGGGTCGCCAGCGTTCGCCATCGCCTCGAGCTTCTCGTAGTCCTCGCCCTTGCGCTGGTTGTCGTGCTCGACGATGTGTACGGCGTCCACGTCGAAGTCGTGGATGGCGATGGGCGTACCCTGCATGAGGATCTCGTTCTCACGCTGGGCCTGCCGGGCGTCGATGTTGAACTCGTCGGCGAGGAAGCTGGCGTCAGGGACCTGGAGCAGACGCAGGAGGTGGCGGGGGTCGGTGATGACCTGCGCCTTCCAGAGGTCGAGGCCGAGCTGGATTGTTGCGGCCTTCGAGGTCTTCTCGCCCATCTCGACGTTGACGTAGATGTCGAGCTGATGGTCGACGTCGGCGCCGCTGAAGTGCGCAACCTCGAGCTGGCCGATCTCGGAGTACGTGGAGACCATGCGGTCTTCGGTCCAGAACTGCTTGATGAGCTCGAGGACGTGCCATGACGTCTCCTCGATGGCGTCGGTGAGGAGGCGCTGCGAGACGAAGACCTTCGTGTCGTTGATCTGTTGCAGGGCCATGATGGCGGCGGCGCTCGCACGGGAGATCATCATTGCAGACTCGCCGGCACGGTCGGACATCTCCGACTGCGCACGGTTCATCGAGGACTCGTACTGCGCCATCCAACCGGAGTCGGGGATCATGAGCGTGGGCTTGTCGCCCATGCCAGGGTTGTAGCCGAGGAACTCGACTCGGGAGCTCAGTCGGGTGGTGTCGACGGAGCCGTTTGCCCCCACCAGCTTCGGCGTGAGAGTACGACGAATAGCAGCCTCACGAGATCGGGCGTCGTTGTAGTCGGCCTGGAGCGGGATGAGATCGTCCATCCATGTGCGCCCCTCTCGACGGCCCATACCGGGCAGGAGGTTCCACTGCACGTAGGGCAGGCGCTTGTGGTTGTACGGGAAGTCCTTGACCGGCTCGAGTACGGTCTGGCCGCACCAAGTGAAGACGATGCCTTTCTTCGCAGCTCGGCATGGAAGAAGCCAGAGCTGGTGCACACCGACAGTGTCAGCTCGCTGTTCGGAAGCCCGTGACGACGCATTGGTGAGAGCGTACACCTCGTCGGCGATTGAACGCACGGGCTCAGCGCCTTGCGGCACCTTGCCGTACTGCTCCCAGACGGCTTCCTTCGACATCACTCGGGTGCGGATGCACCACTTGGCGTCCTTCATGTTCATGGCGTCGGGGTCGACGGAGAGCTCGTACGCCGGCACGGAGTCGATGACGACTTCGCCCTGGTTCACTTGCTGCTCGGGCTTGCTCGGGTCGGTGCTGCCGGCGTTGAGCGTGCCGACGTTGTCGCCTTTGTTCGGGTCCCACATGACTTGGCCGTATGCCCAGCCGTGCGTCACGACCCAGAAGAAGTGCGCCATGACCCAGACGTCCCAGCGCAGTCGGCGGTTCTCCGATTGGAGGATGCGGGTGCCGGCCTTGGAGGCGTCGATGTCCTTCTCGGTGTCGCCGACGGGGCGGATCTGTGCGTCCGGGGCGTTCGAGGTGAGGCGTGAGATGTAGTGCTCGACGATGCCGCCGACCTTGTTGGCCGTGATGCGGATCGGGGCGTTGGGGTCGTCGGTGCGGGGGATCGGGCGTTGGAACAGCCGACGGTCCGGGTCCCATGCGAGCTGCTGCTGGCCGATGAGGTAGGCCAGGTTGAGCTTCATCTGGTACTCGGGCATGCGGGCACGCCCCTTGCGGCGCTTGCGCTCCGCCCAGGTGATGAGCTTCTCGGGATCAGTGGGGGCTTCGTAGGTCTGCGGCGTCTGCGCTTGCGTCGTCGTGTCCTGCGGCGGTTCGAGGGCGGTCATGACTACATCGACCCGGCCTTCTCGTATGCCTCATCCTCGAGGTCCATCGGGGCCTCGATGCGTTGCAGTCCGGTCTCGTCGTAGAGGTAGCGCATGGGCTCAGCCTTCGGGCCTTCGGGCACGGTGGCAGCGAACACCTCGGCCTGCTTCACGGCGACGTACTCCGTGAGGTTGCGGGAGGCGAGGCGGTTGAGGAGCTGGTCCTGGCGGGCTCGCTCCATGTTGAGAGTGCCACGGTAGCGGCGCTCGTCGAGGCTGTGCTGGAGCACGAGCAGGACAAGGGCCACGACTGCGACGAGGGCGGTGAACACTACGCCGACACCTTCTCACGGTGAATGCGGGGCGGCGGCTTCGGGGCGTTCTTCGCCTTCTGAGCTGCGTCCTTCGCCTCTGCGGCCTTGTTGATCTTGGCGATGCGTGCCCGCCCTGCCCGAGCGAGTTGGGCAGCGTCGAGGATGCAGGCGGTGCAGATGCACAGCACGCCCTCGCCGACGATGTCGCAGTCGAAGACGATGACGTCGTTCGGGTTCGTGCACTGATAGCAGCCGCCCTTGGCGACTACCCAGTTTGCGCTGATCTCGTGCTGCATAGTTCTACCAATCGTCGGGGACACCAAACACCGGGTTGACCCTACGGTGCTGGCTTTGTCGTTCCTTGATTCTACGCCACATCGCCTCGTCCGAGTTGTCCGTGACTCCGAACGTGCGTTCGGAGGCGTCGCCTCGGCTGTGGGCAGGGGGCAGGATCAGGTCGCAGAAGGCGTAGGCGTACATGACGCCATCGGCCCGGTCAGGGGACTTCTTGCTCCGGGCACGCATCTGCTTCTTGGTCTCGAGCTGGATGTCGCCAGTGGCCGTAACCGTGTAGTGGATGTCGGTGAGCTGCTCTCGCAACTTGGGGTCGTTGATGGCGATCTGGAGCGTCTGACTCTCGAGCCGGCGCCGCAGCATCCAGTACCAGCACGAGCGCAGGTTGGCGTACCGCTGGTTGACGGCCTTGCCGCCTCGGAACCCGATGATGGTGGCGCCGCTGCGCATGATGTACTGAAGGTCCTCGAAGTAGCCGACGGCGCCGGCACCCACGCCGTCGGCGTCGAACACGATGACATCGGGGTCGTAGTCGAGCACCGCTTTGGTGACTGGTCCCTGCACCAGTGACGATGTCTGCATGGCCGGGAGCGGGATGAGGTCGACGAGTTGGATCCCGTCACGCACGGCGATCACGTTCTCGTCGGAGCCGTACGAGGCGATGTCGACGCCGAGCTGGCGCTGTCCGGTGCCGAGCGTACGGTGCTCGACGACGCCACGGTCGTAGAACTCGGCCGGGCAAAGCACGTCGTCGCCGAGGTCCCAGTCCCGTGCCTCGACGGAGGTGACCCAGGTGAACGTGCCCTCGCCGTCGCCCTGGTCCCGTAGGTCTTGCAGGTAGGCCGGCGAGATGAGGTTGGCGCCCTCGGGCATGTGCTCGTGCGTGAAGGCGGGCGTGTCCCACGCTGTGATGGTGATGCGCTCGAACCCACCGCCGTGTGCCATCCGTGACGCATATGTGTCGGGCGTGGTCGGGTTGTAGATCAGAAGGATGCGGCTGTCGGCTGAGGCGAGCAGTCGGGTGATGGCGAGCTGTACGTCCTCGTCGACCGAGGTGGCCTCGTCGCCGATGATGAGCTTGTGCGCAGCGTGGTAGCCCTGCATGCCCTCGGCGGAGCTGGCGCTCTGGCCGATGATGAAGTGCTGGCCGGGGATGTTCTCTAGGCGGAGATCGGCCTCGAACAGACGGCCGGGAATGATGACGCCACGGTCACGCCACTTGGGGTAGCACGCACGTATCTCGCCAAACAGGTTGTCTCGAAGGTGGTTCTCCTTCGAGCTCGTGCAAATGACCTTGGAGCCACGACACCCACCACGAGTACCAGTAGGGTCACACTGCACGCATGGAGTGCCCGGCGTGTAAGCGTTGAAGAAAGCGACCGCAAGCCGGCCAGCGAGGTACGTCTTGCCCGAAGCGTTGCAGCTCGGAACCGCAACCTTCGCTCGAAACTGCGAGATCGCCGTGCTGATCTCTCGCTGTCTCGACCAAAGCTCCTCGCCAGTGCCAACTTCAATAGCGGCGCCGAGATCCAGTTGTCCGAGTAGGCGAACCCGCTCGGTCTCGCTCGTCGTGGTCCGCATGAGCTACGGCTTGAAGAGTGCGAGGATGCAGGCCCGCCCGCAAACCTTTCCGTCACGGTTCTTCAGCCCCTTGCGGCGCTTGAAGTCTGCGACGGCTGCGACAGAGCGAGCGCCGTATGCGTCCCCCGCCACGTTGTACCCGTGCTTCACGAGGAGATCGTTCATCTTCGTTATGCGTGGGCCACGGTCGCCGAAGTGCATCGGCGATTGCGTCACCGCAGCGATGTACGCAGCGATGGTCTTGAGAATGTTCCAGTCGAGCGGCGGCGTGAGGATGGCGTCCCACTTTTGCACGTTGAGCACGACGTTCTGGTCGAGGTTGCCGGCGCTGGTGTACTGGTGGATGACGACGTCGGCGGCGATCTCGGGCGAGACCTGCACGGGGTGGATCTGGCCGTCGTTAGGTCCGTAGTCGGGCAGCCACCAGTCGTAGTGCGTGACGAGGTCGGTGAGCCCGAGCGACATAAGGAACGGCCAGCCGGCGTAGAGGAAGCCTCGGTCGCCGAGCAGGTCCGTTGCGACGAGCATGAACTCGTCGATGAAGGTGCGCCACACGGCACCGCTGATGTTGTCGTTCTCTCCGCCCTCGGCGTCGAGCTGCCAGATGTCGACGCCCTTGCGGAAGCCGGCGGCGAGCGCCAGCACGGCGAACCGCTTCGCCTGATCCGTGCCCGAGCTCTGCACCGGCCGGGCGTAGATGTAGGCGCCGACGATCGGGGCGACCATGCGGAGCGCCTGGTAGCGCCCGGCGAACGACGGATCGGTGTAGGTGAGCCCGTCGCCGACCGAGTGCACGGCGAACAGCCACGGCCCGCCGGGGATGGTGCCCTGGTAGTGCGAGATGTCGATGCCCACAGCGGAGTTTGCCATGTGGGTATCGTACCCCGAATAACGCTACGGCGTATTGACGTAGTCGATGGCCTTCTGAAGCAATGGGCTCTCCACCGCAGCTACGAGCCGCATGTTGCATCCAACGCAGAGCACTCCACGGTCGCAGTGTCCACACGATCTACCAGACGGCTGCGGGCAGCAGCGATGATCGTGGTCGAGATTCCACCCATGCTTGCCGGGATCACTCGTCTCACAGATTGCGCATACGCCACCTTGCGCAGCGAGCAGTGCGTCTCGACGAGCGTCGACCTTAGCCGTGCGCTTGGCCTCGGCACGCTGCCAGTTGACACGAGCCTTCTCGGGGTTCGCATTCGTCCACTGGGTGCTTTTAGGGATAGGGGGCATTCCCCTAGCCTAGCGCCTTACGGTGTGTTCAGAGTGCCACTGATGACGATGGTGACCACGTTGGTCGTCGAGGCGAACGCCTGCACCGCAGTGGATGCCGGCACCTCGAAGATGCCATACAGGTCGTAGCCGGTGTTGGCCGGGATCGACAGGGCGCTCAGGATCTCGAGGTCGACGGCGTCGGCACCGATCGACACCGTCACGGTGCGAGCACTCGTGTCGGTGTTGAACAGGTGGATGTGCCGGATGATGTTCTTCGACCCGGCAGCGGGCGAGGTGAACAGCGTGGCGGCGCTGTTGGTCAGCTTGTGGGGTCCGTAGAAAGTTGCATCAGCTCTCGGCATGGCCCCAGACTACCGCAGGAGCTTAACCAGGGGGTTGTCCGGGCTGCGGCTCGAGCTCCCACTCAGGGTCCCAGTCGTCGGGGTGGATCCATCCGACCTTGGCGCCGAGCGGACCGACGAGACTGCGGGCGTGCTCGAACGTGTGCGGATGCGGCGGGAACTCGATGTGGAAGTGCGTGGCGTTCCCGTGCTCGTCACGCTCGACGTGGAGTCTGCTCATGGCGTCATGGTACCGCTAGAACTTGATGATGAAGTTGACGGCCACGTTGGCCGGGTTCGGTGCGGTGACCGCCGACGTCGAGCCGGTGACGTCGGAGGATGAACCAGAGAAGCCGACTGCCGACACGCTTCCGCCAGAGATCGTCGGGGCACTGACGGTCGGCGCTACCGTCCAGCTCGGTGTGACGCTCTTGGCTCCAGTGACGGAACCGGTACCGGTGAAACCAGCGGAGGTGGTACCACCCAGGTCAGTACCGACAGTGTTACCGGTAGACCCAGAGTTTGTGGCGTTGGCTGCCCAAGTGTGTCGCACGGTTTCAGTCCAACCTGCGACCGTAATCTGACGAGCGATCTGTGGCGTGCCCGAACCTTGCATGTAGAGCTTGGCGTAACCGGCACCGCTTTGGTCAGCACCAATACCGAGCTGCGACTCGACGAGAGCCGGTATCGTTTGCGCACCAACAGCGACGGCGGCGAACGTGCCATCGGTGTAGGCAGCGCCACCGACAGTCGGAGACGTGTAAACGCCACCAGTCGCACTACCGGCTGCGGTCGTGACGAGCGTGCCATGCCCGTCGTGGATGTGTGTTGCGGAAGCAACGGCTGTGCCGAGGTCGCCGTTGGCGCCCTTCGGGAAGTGGTCTCGCATGTCGGGCACGTTGAAGTGCGTACCGTCGGCAGAGCCGAAGTTGGTGCCGATGGCGCCGAACAGCGCACCGTATGTGGCACGCAGGTAGCTCGTTCCGTCGCAGAGCAGCCAGCCGGCGGGTATGGTCGAGCCACCAAACATCGTGATGACGCCGGGCGGGTTGAGTGATTGGTGGGTGAGCTGTGCGTTGGCGGGGGCGTCCCAGCCGTCTTCGCCATCTTCGCCGGGCTTACCCTGGATCGAGGCGCCCTGCGGCCCCGTGAATCCGGTCGCTCCCTGCGGGCCGGGGAGCCCATCCTGCGCTTCGTCGGCGTCGAGGCCATCGAGCCCACGAATGGACACGCCGGGAGCGCCGGTGAATCCCTGCGGCCCCGTCGGTCCGGGTAGGCCATCGTCGCCGTCTGTGCCGTCCTGGCCAGCCGGTCCCTGGATCGAGAGACCCTGCGGGCCGGTGAAGCCGGTCGCACCCTGCGGGCCGGGGAGCCCGTCCATGCCGTCTTCGCCGTCGATGGCGACGTTGGCCGGCCCCTGTAGTCCAGTCGCTCCGGTGGCGCCGGTGGCGCCCTGCGGCCCTGGTAGGCCGTCCATTCCGTCTTCGCCGTCAATGGCGACGTTCGCCGGTCCTTGCAGCCCGGTTGCTCCGGTGGCGCCGGTGGCGCCCTGTGGACCCGGCATGCCGTCTAGGCCATCTTCGCCGGGGTCGCCCGGAGGTCCCTGGATCGAGACACCCTGTGCGCCGGGGAACCCCTGCGCACCTTGCGGGCCGGGCATGCCATCGACACCGTCCTCGCCGTCGAGCCCGTCTACGGGCACGCCTTGCACGCCCTGGAGGCCGGTGAACCCTCGAGCTCCGGGCGGGCCTGGCATACCGTCGTCGCCGTCTTCGCCCCGATCGCCCATCGGACCGGGTCCGCCGA